AAGTAAGAACTAGCAAGAGTAAATTAAAGAGAAAATATGTAACAGTTAAAGATACAGGATTAAAAGGATAGATATGGCTAATGAAATTACGATAGCTGAAAGATATGGACAGTTAGATACTGATAAGAATTCTACTTCTACTAGAGCTGAGGATTGTGCTTTATTGACACTTCCTTATGCTTATCCAGAAGAGAATATTAAGTCTCAAGATAACTTGAATAGAGGTTATACTCAAGGCTTTGGTGCTATGTTAGTTAATCATTTAGTAGGTAAATTAGCACTGACTATATTACCTCCTAGTCAACCATTCTATAGATTGAGTGCTACTCAAGAAGCTATGGAAGCAGTAAGTCAAGGTAATCCAGAAGCTAAGTTTGAGATAGAAAAGATACTAGCTCAAAAAGAAGAAGGAATACTTAGAAATATTAATAAGAGTAATTTAAGAGCTAGTTTATATCCAGCATTAAGGTTAGCTATCATTACAGGTAACTGTATGTTAGAGAAACTAGAAGATAGTTATAGAGTTATTAATCTTAGAAACTATGTAGTTAAAAGAGACTATACAGGTACTGTAGTAGAGTTTATTATCAAAGAGACATTGTCTTATAATACATTACCAGAAGAGTTTCAGAGTAAGGTTGATGAAGATAAGCAAGATGAAGATATTGATCTATATACTTATGTTCAAAGGATTGAGAACCAGTATGTTTTAACTCAAGAGATATTGGATGAAGATGTTGGTACCGAAGAGAAGTTTAAGAAGTTCACTGATAGATTTATTGATATTGGTTGGAATAAGATTGATGGTGAAGACTACAGAAGAGGATTTGTTGAAGATCATCTAGGTACATTATTAGCTTTAGAGAAGTTAACTAAAGTAGTATTTGAAGGTATAGCTGAAAGTGTAAAGATTATTAAGTTAGTTAATCCTAATGGTATGACTAAGTATGAAGACTTTACTGATGCTAAGCATGGTACTGCTATTATGGGTCAAGGTGTAGATATTACTGAAGTTCAAAGTGGTAAAACTAATGACCTTAGAGTAGCTAAAGAGTTAATCAATGAAATGAAAACAGAGTTAAGTAAAGCTTTCTTAGTTACTGGAGCTAGTATAAGAGATAGTGAAAGAACTACTGCACAAGAAGTAAGTATTGTAGCTAATGATGTAGAAGCTAGCTTAGGTGGTATTTATACTGCTATTAGTGGAGATATTCAAAGACCTGCAGTAGAACAAGCTATGAAAGATATGAAGATTGAAGCTAGTAAAGAAGTAGATGTTATTATTACTACAGGTGTACAAGCACTAGGTAGAAATGTAGAGATGTCTAAGATTAATGCTTTGATACAAGAGTTACAATTACTAGGTCAAGTAGTAGGTCCAGAAGCAGTAGCTAAGACAGTTAACTTAGGTGCTATGGTTAGTTCTATAGTTGCTAATAGTGGTGTTGCTAGTAAAGACTTCTTATATACAGAAGGTCAAATGGCTGAGATAGAAGGTCAAGCTAAGCAAGAACAAATGTCTGAACAAGCTATGATGAGTGGTATGCAGACAGCAGGAGCTGATGCAGGTAGTGCAGCAGTACAAGGAGCAGTAGGATGATATGGTTAAATCCAATGGATAGATTGAAGGTAGAAATTAAGGAAGATAGGTATACTGTAGCTGAGTTAAGAGCTATGTGTAAAACTAAAGGACTTAAGGGTTACTCTAAGTTAAAGGAAATCGAACTAATAGCTCTATTAGGGTTATAAGTTATTGGCATTGAGTTTTTGTCTTTCTCTCATGTAAGTCCAATAGTTAGTTAAAATGAGAAGACAATATATATTATAAAGGAATTGACAATGAATGAAGAAGTAGAATTAAACGAAGAAGAATTAATCGAAGAGAAGAATAGAATTAGGGAAGAATTTGAGAACCCTACAAGTGGTGAAGATGATGATGTAAAGTTACCTAGTGAAGAGAAGGAAGAAAAGACTTATGCTTCAGTATTTGAAAGTGTTGAAGATTTAAGAAAAGGTATAGATAACTTAAAACCAAGCTTGTCTAATTCTATCCTTGATGGTATGAGTGATGCTGCTTTAGAAGAGTATTACATTGGGTTAAGAAAAGAATTTAGTTCTGAGAAGAAAGAAGTAGAAGAAGAAGTAGAGGTAAAGAAGGAAGAAGAAGATACTGATAAGCCAGAGAATGTAAGTGAAGCTATGTGGAGTGGATTAGAAGCAGAGTTTAATACTAATGGTACTATTACTGATGAACAGTATAATGAGTTAAATAAGATGGGTATTCCAGATTCTGTAGTAGATAAATATATTGCTGGATTAAAAGGTGATCAAGATACTTTTACTCAGAATGTATATGATATTGCAGGAGGACAAGATGAATATGAAACTATTAAAGCTTGGGCTGAAAGTAATTATGATCAGAAACAATTAGATGCTATTGTTACTGGAACTCATAGTGAAATGTTGTTGAAGATGAAAGGTATTAAGGCTGATTATTTAGAGAATAATAGTGTTGGTAGTTCTAATAGAGTTCGTGGTAATGGTAGTTCTAAGGAAGCAGGATATGCTGATCAAGCTGAATATATTATGGATAGAACTAGTAAGGAATATAGGTCTAATCCTAAGTTTAAAGCTAAAGTAGATAGGTTATTTAAAGCTAGTCATTTCGCATAGCTTGACAATATTAAGAAAAAGTGTGTATGATAATAGTAGAAGTTTATTTTACTGACCTCATATGATACTCCAAAGGTATCTAGTTGAGATAATCATATAACATAAGGTTTAGGGTTATTAAGATTAGGTGTCTCTTTTATTAAAGACAATCAAAAGATATTATAAGGATTATAAAATGTCAGCATTAACAGGAGCTAACAACGCAGTTAGCACAAAAACAGGATTAGCATTAGAAATCTTCGCAGCAACTATTTCAAGATTTGCAGAAGTAAATGTATTTAAAGAACTATGTACAGTAAAAACAATCAATGGTGGTTATTCATCAAGATTTGATGTTAAGGGTGGTGGTACATCAAGCAATATTAGACAACACGCATTAGGTGCTGTTCCAACTAATACTGGACTTAACTTAAACAAAAGAAATATTGAAGTTGAAAGAACTTTCTATGATAGAAAATTCATTGATAACTGGGAAAAGAAAGCTACTCACTTCTCATTAGTAGAAATTGCAGTAGAAGAAAATGCTGATGGTATGGCTGAGTTTGTTGATGAAAAAGTACTAGAGCAAATTGATGCTACTATGGACTTAGGTCAACTATTAGCTGAAGATGGTTCAGGTAGAGTAGTTCAAGATACAGCTTCTGTAATTGATAAAGCTGCTATTGGTACTGGTGCTACTACTGAAGCTAAAGGTGATGCAATCTTAGAAGCTATGTTTGAAGCTGGTTCTGCTTTAAATAGAAAGAAACAAAAAGGTAAACAAAGAGTTATGTGTTTAACTCCTGAGTTATATACTAAATTAGTTCTTTCTCAAAAAGCATTAAATGCTGATTACAATGATGGTTCTAATGGTTCTATCAAAGAAGGTAATGTTCTTAAGATTAATGGTATGAAGATTATTACTTCAAACAATATCTTAACTACTGGTTTAGTTGCTCAAGGTACTGGTAAAGTATTAAACGGTAAGACATTAGCTGGTTGGGTTCTAACTGAAGATGTTATTGGTATCACTGAGTTTGGTGCTATTGAAACTGATACTTGGTATGAGAAAAAAGATAAAGGTAATTATGTAGACATTGATTATGCTTTTGGAACTGGTACATTAAACCCAGCTTCACTAGTAGCTATCGTTTACTAGTCTTTAGACTAAACAGAATAAGAGGGTTAGGTTAATAGCCTAGCCCTTTTTAATTTCAAGAAAGGAAATATAGTGAATAAAAGAGATTCAATAAATGAAATACTATTAGCTTTAAATGAATTACCTTTAGATATTACTGATAATGTAGAAGATATACAGATAGCTACTATTGTAGATAAACAATTAGATATTACTAAAAGAAAGATACTATCTAAAGGTTGGTACTTCAATACTACTACTAGAGATTTATATCCTAATGTTCAAGGTAATATAGTTATTCCTCTTACCTTCTTAAGTACTGATGGTGGAGATAATGAACCTAACTTAATGGTTAGAGATTGGAAGTTATTTGATAAGAGTGAAATGAGTTTCATATTTGATAAGAGTAAAGAATGTAAAGTAGTAGAAGATATTGTCTTTGATGATATTCCATTTATAGTAGCTGATTATATAACTCAAGTAGCTTCATTACAAGCATATATTAATATTATTGGTAATACTGAAGATATTAGTATTAGAAATAGAATGATAGATATAGCTAGAATTGATGCTTATAGAGAAGATGCTAACAATAGAGATGGTAATATATTAGAGTCTGACTTCGTTACAGGACTACTAGATAGAGAGAATATCTAATGCTTATTAACCACAATGTTAACAACCTATCTGGTGGTGTATCACAGCAACCTGTAGCTAATAGATATGATAATCAAGTAGAGTCTATGGATAACTTTATGATTACTCCTGCACAAGGATTAAGAAGAAGAAATCCATTAAAGTC